TTATGCATGTTTCAGGGGTATTATCTTTTTACTTGACTGCATTCTGACTGCATCATAATAGGATTCCAGCTTGTCCACTTTGACATCCGTGTACCCAAAATGAGTGTAAGTGTCCAGCGTGGTTTTAATATCATCATGACCGAGTAAGTATTGAGCCTGTTTAATATCTATTCCTGATTTATACAAGTCGCTTGCGTAGGTATGCCGGAAGGTGTGCGGGGTGATATCTTCTGCCAGGGGTTCCTTGCTTACGGTTTGGAGTTTCGTAAGAATATTATTCCAATGATTGCACACGGAGCCATTGCCGATGTAGCTGCCTGTGCGGGAGGTAAATAAAACTCCGTCTTTCCCCCTCATATACTCCGTCAGGATCGGAAGAAGCGGGGCGGGAATTGGGACTTGCCGCATTCCTGCCTTTGTTTTTGTGTAGTCCTGTAAGCAGCTTTCCACTTTTTTACTTGTTACCAACGTCTTGTTTATATTTATCTTTTTGTGACTGAGGTCTATATCAGATGTATTTAAAGCCAAGGCCTCACTTTTTCGCAGGCCGGTATAAAGCAGAAGGTTTACAAAACAGCGTTCAAAACTGCTAAAATCTGCCCGGGATATCAAATCTCTTTCGCATGGGGTAAGAGCCCTCTTTGCTTTTGCTTCATGCTTTGCCTTTAACAGACCGTCGGTTATATCTCTCGTTATAATATCTTTACGAACAGCATATCTCATAATTGCACGTATAGTAATCAGACATTGGTTATACCGGGCTGGTTTACCCATCTTTATATATACCTGCCGGATTCCCTCTATGTGGCTCTGCCTTAAGTCCCTTACCTTGATGTCTCCTATGTAGGAATATGTGCTTCGTAGCTGGCTCTTGATTACCTTGACAGATTGTTCCTTAATGCGACCTACCTTTTCATTCGTGAGCCATAGCTCCGAAAGTTCCCGGAAGGTCATGTTCTCTTCTTGAATGATAATTCCTTTGTCCTTAAGGTTCATGAAATCCCTATAATTTTTGTCCAGTTCTTTTTGTGTTTTTCCGTAAATAGTTTTACGGACAGGTTTCCCATTTTTCATACCGATGGTTACCTGTTTGGCATATCGTCCGTCCTTTCTTTTCTTCATTTTTTCAGCCATAATATCATTTCCTTTCGTGAGTTGTAATGTCACAACTTATTTTTGAGTACAAAAATACGCCCCTTGCCAGGACGTTTCGAAAATGATATAATTCTACTGACTAGGTAGTTATATCTTTCCGGAAGCCCGGTAAGAGAAATCTATGTAAAGCCGTTCGGTACGCCAATACCGGGCGGTTTTTATTATGCTATATCAGATTCTTTAATTGATATTGTTTGTCTGTATTCTGTTGCAACGGGTATTTTAATGAATTCAACAGTATTGTTATAATTTTCTTTAACAACTTTTTCAATTGCATCAAGAGAGACATGGAAAAATTCTTTGCGAAGGTTGATCCTGTTAACGCTATACTTTTCAAAATGTTTATGGAGTGTGTTTTCTAAATCAGGAGCGTTATCTGAAAAAATCATTGCATGAACATCAAATTCAAAAGGTACTGAAGCGCTGCTGAGTTCCTTAATTCTATCCATCGGTTCTAGGCGGCGAGTCATTCCTATTTTGTAAACATCTTCTCCAAAAGAACCAATGTTTGAAATAATGTAAACGAATCCTGCACGAGCATTTGCTTCTCGTTCTAGTACATTTTCCTTATCTTTTTCTAATTGAGAAAGTTTTTCTTCTAAATCTTTTATTTTGTCAATATACAACTGCTTTTCAATATCATTCTGAGTTTTTTGCATATAAGCCATTAGTTTGGTGATTTCATTGGAAAATTGCATCTGGTCTTTTTCTATTTTAGCTTTTTCCTTTTCAATTTCTCGACGAACTTTTTCTTCCTCAATCATTTGCTCTTTTATTGCCTTTTGCTGTTCTTTTTCCTGTTCTTTCTTTAACTCGTAGGTGTAAACTAAATTTAATTCTTCCAGTTTATATTCCAGTACTCGCTTCGAAAGCTGTACGCCATCTATCGCAAAAATTTTATTTAAGGACTCAAAACATTTGGATATTTTGTTTCGCATAGAGTCTATATTTTTAGTTGAAATATTTATTAAAATATTATCACATTCAGCATTCAAACACCTAATGATTTGCTTTGAGTTGTTGTTGATTTCCTGTTTTGAAACAGAGGAAGTCACTATTATGTATTCTTCCGTTCTTAATAGATCTTGTTCATCTGCTTTTAAAAGTGATAGTTTATTTTTACATTCCTCTGATGTAATTCCATCATAGTCTGAGATATTAAAATGATCAGCAGCTAATGACGTACTGAGTGCGCTATGTTCTTCTTTAAGAATGTTCAATTCTTGTATAATAAGAGCCTTTTGTTTTTCAAGTTTCATAGAATATGAATTAAATTCCTTTTGAGCATTTTCTTTTTTGGTAGTATATTCTTCTTCAAGAGTTCGGCATGTTTCATCGTATTGCTGTTCTTTAATGATACTGTCTGATTCTAATTTTTTTATTCTGATATCTAATTGATCAACTGCACCATATTTCTTATTAATTTTACTATTATCAATTATTTGTAATACAAGTAGCACCAATCCTGCGATTCCTGGCAAAATAAAAAACCAAAAAGCAAATAATAAGCAAATAAGCCAGGTTTGTAAGTACCATTTTTGTTTCATACTCATTCCCTCTTTCTTTTGTTTTTATTAAAAAGCCGTAGGCTATTTTAATTTATTACCATTTGTTACATAGCCAATTCTACAGAATCAGAGTCTTTTTTACTAAAATCATCATTGGCAATATGTAAAAGAGCGTGCTGGTATGCGAGCATCTGTCGCTCTTGGTTCAGTCTTGAATTTATTATAATAGTAAAGCTTCCATCACTATTTGATACCACTTGTTCCTCGATTCCACTGTCCATATCTAAAAAATACACCCCAATCGTCTCTGTAAGCAATGGATTATTCATTCATATCAACACCCTTCATCATTATGTTTTTCTTCCTGCTGTTTCAGAGACTGCATAAAGTCTATGTGTGCTTTTAGTCTTTCAGGCGACAAGTCCTTTGCGGCATGGAATAATGACCGCAGATCTGGATTCTCAAAAATTTCCTGAGCTATTTCACGAGTTTCCTCGTTAGCATAGTAATGCTCACTATCATCTCTGGTATTACCAGTCATGAGATAATCAACTGTTACTCCCAGTGTTTCTGCAATTTTTTGCAATTTATCTGCACTGGGCGCGTTTTTATTAAATTTATTAATCGAACTTCTGGCGAATCCCAATTCTTGTTCTAAGCGGTTTACAGAATAACCTCTTACTTTAGCAACATCTCTAATCTGTTCATATAATCCCATTTATAATACCTCAAAATTTTGCGCAATTAAGTATTGACATTCGCAAAATTTTATGTATAATAAAATTATGAGTTGCGCAAGATTTTGCGAATGTCATAGTTAAGGCGTATTTATTTAATTGATTGTTGGCGCTTTCAATTGTAGAATATTTTACGCAAAAAGTCAAGAGAAAAACATAAAATTTTGCGCAATATCAAATTATAGGAGGTGGAACCTTGCTTTACAGCAATATAAAGACTCTATGCGATATGCAAAATATGCCTATTTCACAACTTGAAAGAAGCCTAGACTTTCCGAGAAGCAGTATTTGTAAATGGGATGAGAACGAGCCAAGTGTATGGAGAGTGCACAGGGTAGCCAAGTTATTGGGCGTAACCGTGGACAGCTTACTGGAAAACGCCCCAGACGCATGACGGCGCAATGATAAAGGAGGTGAGGCATGGTTACGATTACATATTCGTGCAAGTCCTGCCGGTACCGCAATCGTTGTCCTGAGCGTAGCAGGCGGTATACCTGCAAGGATTATGAGAGGAGGGAGAACAAGGTTGGACAAGCAATTCTTAACAATCAAGGACTGTGTAGAGCGCCACGGAATAAGCCACAACACGATAGAGTCCCTGTTTAAAAGAAAAGGATCCCCAGCGATCCGTGTAGGCCGCAGATGGCAGGTGGATGCAAACAAGTGGGATCAGTATCTGCTTAAATTGGCAGAAGAGAGTAAGGGGTGATGGCAATGCAAAAGTACTTTGATAACCTAGATGATTACACAGACACCCGCCCATCACGCCTGATGGAGTTTACCAAGTGGTTTCTGCCGGCTGTGATCTTTGTAGCCAGCATGATCGTTATTTTGGGGACATGCGGGGCGTTGGAAGCTTTGTGAGAGGAGGACGAGCACTATGAAAACAGGTGATAAGGTGATATACGCGTCCGATGTACACCCAGAATATACAGGCCAGGAGGCTGCAGCAATAGAGTTTGATTTGGAGGCTGGAATGGTAAATTTAAGATTTCAGGATGGAATGCTCCTGTGGGTGTTTGGGGATGAAGTCATGATACCAGGGAGACGATGAGGAGGTGAAGGAGTAAAAGGTGGAGGTGTATAAATATGTATTGCCTATACTGATTTTTTGTTCAATACAGGCAGTGATTTATCAACGAGGACTTCAATTGACATTATGCTATATATTCGTTCTTTGCCTCATTATTAAAAATTAATACTTTAACTTACCGATATTATATCCAATATATGAAATAACAGCTAGACCTATTAAATAATACATGAGACTTCTTGGTGTTCCTACTGTTGGACTTATAATAAATGGGCCCGTGAAGGCATAAATGATTGTAATGTAACCTGTAATTTTCTTTATTTTATCTATAAAGGTGAGACGCTTAAACAGTTCCCATTGATTTAGATGAGGATAACCTAATTTCTTTTTTAAGATTTCATAATCTAAAGAAATTTGATAAGAAATTTCTATCATAAGGGACTCATACCCATTTTTATTGTTAATAGCTAAAATTAGATTTTCTGACAAAGAGTGCAATTGAGGAAAGGCTAATTCATAATTTTCCTGAAGGATGTTATACAACCGGACCGAACAACGTTTCGACTCCATAAGTGAATTTCTTTTTATTAGTGCAACAGAAAAGCTTGTAAAGAGGTAAGTATACATTTGTAAATTGATGCTGATTAATTTCTCTTTTTTTAGGGTTGCTTACAGAATATTTTGTTATGAAGTAAGTGGTAAAGATAGGAAGCAAAAATTTTACAAAGTCTATCACAGATGTAAAGCTAAAATAGTTGTCTTTAAAGAATTTTAAAATGTCCATAACTACCTCTTGTATATGTACTCAGCTTTGGTAGGCGCCTGTAAGTACAGTATAAAGAGAATTGGAAAATTTTACAAGATTATACTAGCGAAGTTGTTGTCGGTGCATTGGAAACCGTCTGCAGTCGGAATGCGAAAAGACATAAGTATTTCCGGGTAAGATTCAAGAGGGTGTATAGGCGGTAGACCTCATGTATTATTAAGCCTTTATAGGTTCGCCTTTGTCCAAAGAATATACAAGAAAGGATAGTAGGAGACTATGGAATCTTTAAAGTATGATCCGGTCACGAGTCGGAGAAGACCAAGACGCAAAAACCTAGCAGAACGGACCGTAGATGCATTAACCTGGGTATTTGTTGGTCTGATGTACATAGCGACTTGTGCCTGCACAGTTTTAGGAGTGCTGCAGGTGATGGAAATGATTGTAGAACGATTTTGAGAGGAGGCGAATGCTAATGGGAAAGAGTAAGGCAACGAAACCGACAAGGAACCAGAAGATCCTTATGGCGAAGAACCGGTTATTAGCTGAGAACTATCTGGTAATCGAAGATACGAAAGAAGAGCTTGTATTGGTAAGTAAGCTTTTTGGTAAAAACCGGACAATTAAAAAAGACCCGGTGGCGGCAACCACCAAGGTCAGCAAATAAAAAATATTATTCATCTCTATTATACATAGAGAATTGGAGGAAATCAAGATGGCATATTACAGAAAGTGTCCCAGCTGTGGGGCAAATCTGGATCCGGGAGAATCATGCTGGTGCCAGGAAGAGGAGACTGATAGCGGATACATAGGCATTGGGCCAGAGATGGGGATATTTGTGAGAAAAGAGGATGCTTACTCCCATGCTCTGGGAAGTGGAGTTGATATCCCGGAAGAAATAAAAGAAAGCCCAAAAGAAGTGGAGGAGTGGTATTACTCCGGAAATTTTGTGAAAGTAGGATAGGAGGATATTATGGAAAACACATTAAATATTTATGGATCTACTGTTGGCCTTGCGGAGGCCGGAAGAAGATCCACAACTGAAATGGTCATGACTCGCCAGGCCCAGGAAGTACAGGCTGCTATGGTGATCGCAAAAAGGTTCCCTCGAGATGAGGTGGACAGTTATAATCGGATTCTTCGTGCGTGCCAGAGGAAGAGCCTTGCAGAACAGTCTATGTACGAATACCCAAGAGGGGGCACCAAGGTAACCGGCCCTTCCATTCGTTTGGCAGAGGCTATGGCACAAAACTGGGGAAATCTTGATTTTGGGATTATAGAGTTGGAACAGAAGGACGGAGAAAGCCAAGTGATGGCTTATGCTTGGGACTTGGAGACGAATACCAGGCAAACCAAGATCTTTAGTGTTCCTCACATCCGCGGCACCAAGAAGGGAAATATCTCATTGACAGATCCAAGAGATATTTATGAACTGGTAGCCAATCAGGGAGCAAGGAGGCTTAGGGCTTGTATTCTTGGAGTTATCCCTGGCGATGTAATTGATTCTGCTGTTGACCAGTGCATGAAGACATTAACAGCAGGAAACAAAGAGCCTTTAATTGACCGGGTCAGAAAAATGTCAAAGGCATTTGAAGATGATTTTAGTGTTCCTCTGGCTTCTATTGAAAAATACTTAGGGTGTAACCATGAGAGTTTTTCAGAAAATGATTTTGTACGGCTTAAGAATGTCTATAAGTCTTTAAGAGATGGCATGGCAAAGCGAGAGGATTATTTTGAATTAGCAGCAACTGCAGACAATTCAGAAATTACAGATCCTTTTAAGGAGACAAAAGGAAAGACAGGGAAAAAGTCAGAGAAATCCCCAGACGCTACCCCAAAGGCTAAAGGCGAACAGAATTCTGAACCAGCTGGCCAGGAGGAAATTGATCCGGCTTTTATACCGGACGAAAACCAGAAAACACCATTTAAGTAAGGGGTGCAAAAATGATATTGACGTCAGAGAATTATTACAGCCAGAAAGCAAGCGAGAATTACTTTTCTGTTTCTCAGTATAAAGATTTTATGAAGTGTGAAGCCATGGCTGTTGCGAATATCAGAGGCGAATATCAGCAGCCAATGACAAAAGCCCTTTTGGTAGGATCCTTTGTGGATTCCTATTTTGAAGGCACCCTACCGGAATTTATGAGAGAAAATCCGGAGCTCTTCACAAGAAAGAAAGAGCTCCGGAGTGAATTCCGGAAAGCCAATGAAATTATTGGAAGGGTAAAGACAGATCCTCTCTTTATGCAGTTCATGAGTGGAGAGAAGCAGAAGATTCTTGTTTTTGAGATGTTCGGTGCTCTGTGGAAGATGAAAATGGACAGCTATTTAGAAGGTGTTTGCATTGCAGATTTGAAGGTGGTAGCGAATTTTAAAAACCTGCCCCTTTGGAGATATGATCTGCAGGGAGCAGTCTACCAAGCCGGAGTTGAGGCACAGACTGGTGAGAGACTTCCTTTTTATTTGGCAGTAGCAACTAAGGAGCGTGTAACGGATCTGGATATTTTTCAGATTCCTCAATCCACCCTGGATGCAGCTCTGGATGAAATAGCAGAACAGATGGGTCATTATATTATGGTGAAACAGGGAATTGTGGAACCAGAGTATTGTGGCCAATGCGATTACTGCAAATCTGTAAAGGCAGCAACGATCAGAAACTATAATGAGTTGTTGCTGGAAAGGTGAAAAGATGAAACTGGTAAAAATATTAAGTGACAGCGTCCAGATCAGGACGAATCAGTCAGAGTTTAAAGACATCCGTATCAATGACCTGTTGTCCGTATCAGATGGTAAGGTCAATTTGGTCACAATGGTTTCTGGGCTTACAGATACGGATACGGAGGAGCGGATTGGTGAGGTGGACTTCCTGGGAGAGATAACCGGGATAAAAACCATTGAATGCTCCATCATCGGGAGCCTCAAAGGCAGGCGGTTTGTGAAAGCAATTGATGAGTATCCAACAACAAGTGTAACGATACAGAAAATTAAGGAACATGAATTTTCCGATATGCTTGCTACTCATGTGTCAGAATGTTTCCTGATCGGAAAATATACAGCCTATGATCGCGTGGCCTGGGTGAACGGAAACAAGTTTTTTCAGCGCCATGCCTGCATCGTAGGGAATACTGGATCCGGAAAGTCGGAAACCGTTGCAAAGATTCTGGAAGAGGCCGGGAAACTTCCTGGCACAAATATTGTAGTATTTGATATTCATGGGGAATACAGCCAACTGTCCTATGCATCAAATATCAAAATAGGGGAAGAATTCCCGTTTCCTATCTGGATGTTTGGGTTCAATGATATTGTCAGTAATATCCTAAGAATTCGGGAGGAGTCAGCAACCACAGTTATGACTGCGCTGAGGAAATGCTATTATGCGGTGTGCCCGGACGGAAGGGAGAATAAGCCGGTCTATTTTAACTATCAGCGTCTGATATCAGAAATGGAGTGCTTAGATAATCAGGAAGTTTATACCGGTGAGTATTACAAGACCGGAGATAAGGCTGGAACGGCCAAGACGACAAAGGGCGAGTATTACGGGAAACTAACAAGCACCATCAATATTTTAAAGGACAGGCTCATGGATAGCCGGTACAGTTTTTTGTTTCATGATGAGCTGCAGAGTTATTTATATACTGCACTAGAAGCGATTCTTGGAAATGAAAAACCCGTAAAAAATATTGATCTTTCTGGTGTGCCCCATGATGTAGCCCTTCCTATTATCGGAGTAATATCCAGGATGATTTTTGACATTCAAAGACTGCAGGATATCAATGAGATCCGGCCCGTCACGATGGTGTGTGATGAAGCCCATGTCTATATTCCGGACAACTTCCAACTGTCAGCCAGTCAGCGGCGCATGGTGGAGATATTTGAGGATATTGCAAAAGAGGGACGTAAGTTTGGGATTACCTTAATCCCTGCCACACAGAGGCCGTCGGAGCTTAATAAAACCATTGTCGCTCAGTGTGCAAATTTCATTGTCTCGAAACTGAATAACGAAAATGACAAGAGCATGATCAAGGGAATGCTGCCGGACGGTGATGATAAGATCATCGATTCTGTGACCATGTTTAATCCCGGTGAGGTGCTAATTATAGGGGACGCTGTTCCTATCCCCCTGAAAATTCAGGTGGAGCTGGCAAAGGAACGTCCTTTATCAAGGACAATCGATTTCTGGGATATTTGGAATCAGGAGACTGATTGTGATATTACAGGTTTGGTTGATAGATATTTAATATAGTAGAAAGGAGGAGACAAAGATGGGAATCAGCCTTGACAGTATGGGGTGTGGAGCATTGTTAGAAAGGGCCAATCTCGCCATGGCACAGGTGGCAAGAAATATCATGGATCCCAATACCGATCCAGAAAAAGCCCGTAAGGTCACAATCACTCTGACATTTAAGCCGGACAAAAGCAGACGGCATGTGAAAACCTCACTAGGAGTTAATGTGGCTCTGGCCCCGCCTCTGGCAGATGAAACGATGATGCTTGTAGGCCAGGATTTGAAGACGGGTCGGATTGAGATGAATGAGTACGGCAGTAACCAGCAGCCGGTACGGGTTGCCGGGGAATCTTATGCTGTAGCAACCGAAGAGATCCCGCCTCAGTCCAGGCCATTTGACCCGGAAACAGGAGAGATCATTGAACCTACACTGAACCAGAAACCAATTAATTTAAGAGAAGCAAATTAGAAAATAGAAAAGGAGAACCATAACATGGAAAATTTAAGAGAAGCATTGCAGTACATTGTAGGCCTGAGCATTGAAGCTGAAAAGACAGAGGTTTTAGAGATTAACGGAAGAACTTATGCAGACAAGAGTCTGACCCGCTATGATAAGCAGCCAAAGGCAGCTAAGATCCAGGCGGCCACTCTTACTTCCCTGGTAGACTATATTCACCAGTGCAACAAAGAATTCCCTGGCAGCATGATCATACATATCGTAGGCCCCACCCAGGTTCGCTTAATGTCTGCTCTTGATAAGGAAAGGGAAAGAGAAGTGCTGTTTGAAGTCAATGCGGAAACATCAGAGTTTCATTTTGACCAGTGGTACGAACAGGAACGCATGATGATTGAACTGCAGGCCAATTTCCAAAAGAATGATGATCTTGAGTTGGTATTAAAGGCAGTCGGTAATATTGAAAAGAAGAATGGACAGGCCTATTCTGATGATGGCTGTTCTCAGGTTGCAACTATGACCACAGGAATTGCAACAAAAGCAGACGTAATTGTACCTAACCCAGTAGAACTGATTCCTTACCGTACATTCCAGGAAGTGGAACAGCCGGCCAGTAAGTTTGTATTCCGGATTGGAGATAAGGAAGTCCCGTCTTTTAAAATTGTAGAGGCTGAGGGTGGCATTTGGAAGAATGAAGCCATTTCCAATATCAAAGTATTCCTGGCAGAACATCTGTCTGATATGATTCGGGCAATCAAAAATGAAATTACTATAATCGGCTAATATTGTTACCTCCACGGTTTTATATGTCACGAATCTAAAACCAGTGTATTACCCTCCGCTGTCTTTCAGTGGGCAGCGGAGGATTTTTAAATGGAAGTAGGTGAGTCACACCATGCCAAGACCCCAGAAGGAGGGTATTGACTACTTTCCGTTTGACATAGACTTTTTTTCCGACCCTAAAATAAAGATCCTGAAGGCAAGGTATGGCGTGGACGGTATTGCAGTCTATATATATCTGTTATGTGAGATCTACCGATCAGGATACTACATCCGATTTAATGATGATTCTGCATATCTAATATCGGATGATTTGAAAATGAGTTCAGATAAGGTAATGCAGGTCTTGAAATTCTTATTGGAACGGTCACTGTTTGATAATAAACTTTTCCAATCGGACGCTGTCTTGACCTCAGCCGGAATACAGAAACGATTCCAGTTAGCCGTGAAAGAACGCGCGAAAAAGAATCCTATTGTAATAGAGGGTTTCTGGATTCTTCCAGAAGAAAAAACGGAACCCTTTATTAAAGTGAACTCATTTTTGAATAAATCAGGGAATAACGATGATTATTCCGGGAAAAACTCTGATACTTCCCAGGAATTATCCCTAAAGGAAAGTAAAGTAAAGGAAAGTAAAGAAAATAAAAGTAAAGAGATAAGCCCGGAGCTTTTGGAAAGCACCAGGCAGGAAGCGGTGTATGAACTAATTTTGAATGATGGGACTTATTATCCAGTTTGTACACAAGAAATCCAAAGGTACCGGGAACTGTATCCTGCTGTTGATATAGATCAGGAATTTCGTAAGATGATTGGTTGGCTTGATACCCATAAGTCAAACAGAAAGACGAATCGTGGGATTAATAAATTCATTAATGGTTGGATAAGCAGAGCCCAAGATTCCGCAAGACCACCAAAAAAGGAAGAACCAAAGAGAAATCAGTTCCAGAGTTTTCCACAACGGGAAACGGATTATGATGCAATTGTCAACGCTTCGTTATCAGAATTGGGGAAAAATTAAAGGAGGATTGACCATGGAAGAAATGGAGCCTGTTACTACGCAGGTTGAACCAGAAGAGAATAAACCAAAATTTTCATTCTGGTATGAGGGACATATCAGTCTTGAAGATGCCAAGACATTTATTAAAGCAAATATTACGACGGCTGCCCGTTCTTTTATCGCCATCGGCTTTTACTTAAAATGCGTCAGGGACCGGGAACTGTTTAAGGAAGAGGAGTATGAGACCGTCTGGGATTTTGCCAAAGCAGAATATGGAATAAGCAAGAGCACGGCCAGTCGGTACATGTCCATGAATGATCGATTTTCTGAAAACGGGAACAGCCCCAATATCCGGGAAGAATACAGGGCCTTTGGGAAGAGCCAGCTGCAGGAAATGCTTTACCTGGAAGATGAACAGCTGGAACAGGTAAGACCTGGGGACAGGGTAGAGGATATCCGTAGCCTGCGGAAACCAAAGGAAGTACCATACATAGAGCTTCCAGGGCAGATGGAAATAGAAATAGATTTTCCTTATGCATTGCCACCAGATCAGCAGCCGATTCCGATGATCTCTCAGAAGCAGACCTTTGAAATTAATGTGGAGGATATGCTGTCTGATGGGCTGGAGAGCGTTGCGATATCGCAACAGATAAACGATGATGACGGCAGTATTCCTTGCGACAGCTGCCGGCACGAGTTGGCCTTAGACGGAGGGAATGAATGCGAGACTTGCAGTGACTTTGAAGGTTTTGAACGAAGGTACGATCTGGAACAGGAGAAGGCGGAAGAAGCAGGGCAAGAAATCCTGCCACAACTGGAGTCAGGATTTTATAATCCAGATGATGATAGCAAGGTAGACGAATCCTACAGCCTTGCAGGTATCCCCAGGGCCTCTGATCGGCACGTCACCATGTTCGCCTGGTGGTTTGTTCAAGAAAACGCAGGGATGCTATTTCACGGTGGTCTGTTTTATGGAATCAGAGATGAAGAAATCATTAGAATGCTTAAATTATTCCATTACGGGCGAGAAACCATAGTGATTGATAATGATGTGGAAGTGTCGGTGGGTGCTGAAATCATTGAGTTTTCCCGTGGTGATGAGGACCTTGGAATCTGTCTTTTCCAGAAGTTTGTAAACTATGTCAGGAAGCAGATTGATGAGTACATAGAGCAGATGGCGGAAAAGGAAAGGCAGGAGAAGGCCCAGGAACAACAGTCAGAAAACAACCAGGGAAACGGTACATTTAATTCCGAGCCTACCTCCTGCCTGTACAGAGAAGGGTATAGCTGCACTCTTTCAGACGAAAAAAAGAAGATACCAGGAGATGGTCATAGCTGTGGCTTTACCTGTTGTTGGTCCTGTAAATTCCATGGGATGTGCGATATGGAATGCAATGCTTCTGCTGGCCGTGATGGAGAGTTACCAGAATATGACGCAGCGTGGTTTGTAAAAGAATGGGCTTTGCGATTCGGAGACTTAACGGATGTGTTGAGTATATGCCGGGAAAACATTAACAATGCGGATCGAGCAAAGGCGGTACAGGAACTCATTTCTCCTTTCGGAGCACGCTGCCGCAGCTGTTCAGAGTATAGTTTTTCTTATAATAGCTTTGCTGGCGGAATGGATTTTAGAGTAGGGAAAGTAGAAATGCATCTAAAGTATGGCCGGTTTGTGCAGGAGCTCATGAACCTGTATCCGGATTTTGAAGAGTCGGAAAACGTACCGGAACAGGATGAAAGTATACCACAATCCTCTGAAAACGTAATCGATGGGGAGTTTGTGGAAGTTCCCTCAGAACCAGAAACAACTGAATATACACCACAGTATTTTCTGGATGAGCAGAAAGAGAAACTTGATAAGCTGCTACGAATAACTGCAGGGAAAGAGCTGCTTCTGGCAGATATCAAAATCATCGAATGCCAGAAGACAATTGTCGCGTCGCTGGCCTGCATGGTGGCAGAGTTGGAAAGGCCGGAACCGGAATCTGTAAAACAGGAACAGCCAGAGCTGCCACTTCTGAAGAATAATGACCAGCGTAAGGAGTTTATTGAAAACTATACCACATGGCCATTGTGGATTGAGACAAAGGAGACCGGGGAACGGTATTACCGGTATAACCTTTCTGACAAGATTGCCATGGTCGTGAAGGTGAGCTGGAGACATTCCTGGATAGATTACAAAAAGTCTGAGGGCTACGAATACAGCGCTGAACAGTATTATCTCCTGGGTGTGGGAACGGAATGGAAAGCTGGTAAGAACGTTTATGTGGAAGATGACACCAGGACGTTTTATGAGTGTAACAGTAATATGTCGGCCATGGTGGAGTATTTGAAAGAATTTCAGAAGAAAGGGAAAAGTGAATAAGCCATGAAAATTACTGATCAGCAGGGCCATGAACATTTTACCCATGAGGTGCATTTTTTCGGAACTATAGTAAAATGCACGCCTGACTCAGACCGTAGAAAACGTGAGGAACTTGGAAAGTATGAAAGCATGATGAGAGCAGCGGAGGTCCTGGCGGAGATCTATTCAGCAAGGTCATTTGGGAAAAGTGAATTTCAGATGCCGGAAAGATAAGGAGAAAATTATGTGGAAGATTAAAATTATATACAGTGATAAAAGCAAAATCACGATAACAGGGAAACACAGAGATATTCCGTTAGAGCTGGCCCTGCATTACCACAACCTGTATGTAGTGGGTAGATGCTGCGAAAGTACATACCAGCAGTATCCTAAAAAGGATTATGACATGATGAGTCTGGCGCAGAAACTTGAAGAGCTAAGCAAACAGGAAAGAGGAATTTAGGATGGCAGATCAAAATGAAATGGAGAAGATCGTTACTTCTATGATGGAATACCTGTGTGATCATCGGTGCCGGTTCCCATGGGAGATTGAGCGCAAGGAGGATCTGGAAGAGATATGCGCCGGGTGTCAGATGGGGCAGTATGTCTGTGACATCGTAAATACATATAACGCCGCTACCCAGCTTCAAGCAGCTGCGGAGGTTGTCAGGAATGAACTTCTGAAGAAAGGTGATTGGTACAATGCGCTGGTGCTTTCGATCCATGGTTATTTTTATGAAATGGACAAGGCAATGGCTCCCTGGGAAGTGGCAAAGGGACTTGCAGAGCGCATTGTGGGTATTGAGTCAAAGGAGAGTCTTGAGGATTGGCAGGCGGATATCATGTATGAATGAGGTTTGTCAATAAAATTAGAATTTCCCGTAGTATCGGAAAGGAGTTTTATGGAACATAGATTAAAAACAGTACAGCCTTATTTCAGTGATGTAAAAAGTGGTAAGAAACCATTTGAAATTCGATTTAATGACCGCAATTATCAAATAGGTGATACCTTAGTTCTGGAAGAATATGATGACACAGATTTTACCACTGGATATACCGGTCAGGTGATAAGAAAATCTGTTATATATGTATTGAAGGACTGTCCATTATATGGACTGAAAGACGGTTTCTGCATATTGGGATTGGTAGATTAAACTGATATTTGTTTGAACAGTAAATCGTACATTGACAACCGAATATGATAGTTGGATAATAAAAAGAAACAAATGGAGGGGAAAATGAATAGTGAATCAGAAAGTTGTCCGGTTTGTAAATCATATGCTACAGTTACTGTTAGCCATGATCCAGTTAAAATATTTGTTCAATGTCCAGTTTGTGGTAGATTTGAATACTATCCAATGACTGTAGACATAGAAGAATTTAATTTGAATCATCTGGCATCTTATTTTGTTTATAATGGTTTTAAAGATAATATATTAAAAAAAACTGAATACAAATATTTTACAACAATGAGCAAAGAGATGTGCGATGAGTATAGAGCCGAATATAATAAAGGCAATACAGTAAATGGTCATCCGGTTCATCTTTCGGCCGATAATGTGGAAAATTGGTATCCTAAACGATTATCAGATAAAATTGATTTAATTCTAACTTATTTACATAGCAGATCAAATTACATTGGAGAAACTATTAAGCTAGAAAAAGAAACTGTTATAGGCTGTTTATTTTTGATTAGGTATAAGCAGGATCGATATGGTCACAATCAAAGCTATACTGATGAGTTAGAGAAACAAGCAAGCTACATGTATGAATACCTTACTGAAAGCAAACTTATCAAGCCAGAAAACTCATGGACTGGCGGTTTTTGGGGAAGGCCAATTCAACTTACGCCTGAGGCATATTCAAGAATAGATAAAATCGAAAAAGATAAAACGCACGGAAAAGATGTTCTTGTAGCAATGCAGTTTGGTGATAAAACTAAAAGACTTAGAGAGGCAATTCGACAAGGAATTACGGATGCAGAATACAACCCTGTGTTTATTGATGAAGTTGAACATAACGATTTTATTACTCCGGAGTTACTTAAATATATTAGAGATAGTAAGTTTGTTGTAGTAGACTTATCTCATCAAAATAACGGCGCATATTTTGAAGAAGGATATGCGATGGGATTGGGAAAACCGGTAATTCAATTATGCAAAAAGGAAGTACGGTTACATTTTGATATAGCCCAAAAAAATACCATTATATGGGAAGATGAAGAAGAAGTGCCTTTTAGATTAAGAAATAGAATTATAGCTACAATTGAATAAATGTTTTTAACCAACTATCAATATTCGGTAGTTGGTTTTTTATTGCCCAAAAGGAGGGGACAGATTGAGAAAATCACCAAAAGAGCGCCGGAATCAGTATGTGCAAGCGCAGAGGATCACCACGGCAGAGGCTGCTATAGCAGTAAAGGCGCAGCCGGCCATGACCTTCTCCGCAACACATCCGGCTTATACATATACAAGTTTATGCCCGGATCCGGCACGTTGGGAGCCGCCAGGGCGGAGAAAGAAGGTGCAGCATGAAACTGGAAGATAAAAAGAAAATCGTTGTCCAGGTTTATCCTGGCAGGAAGTTTGGGACCGTGATTGGTAGCAATGGTGGTCTGATCGGGATCTTGCTAAACAGCGGTGAATACATAGATGTGCCCCAGGAGAGGTTGAGGATTGTTTCAGAGGGAGAGGAGGAAGTGAATGAATAAAGAGACAGCGGAACAGTTAGCAAGAATAGCAGCCATAGAGGCCGTAAAAGAATTTGAGAAATCACAAAAAAAGCTTAAAAGGGTAAAAGTATTCCAGAATGCCAAGAAGCTGATGGAAAACTATAACCGGATTTGCCAGAGTGTCCAGGAGGGCGTGTCGGAGTTGTCGGACGTGGACGATGGAGAAGAACTGGAGGAATTGTCAAAAGAGGACATTTACATAAACAGCATCATAAAAAGCAAGCTGCGGAGCATTGTCATGATTGCACATATTGATAAGTGCCTGAGGCTTCTGGAAGAGGAGCAGATCAGGAAGGAGACACCGGAAAAATACGAGGCTTTCAAAAGATTCTATTTGGACAGGGATACTCAGGAAGACATTGCGGAAAGGTTTGATACTACGGATAGAACCGTAAGGCGATGGATTTCTGAATTGACCAATATTCTAAGTGTATATTTATTTGGGGCAGATGCAATTACGCTGGATTAGAGGACTTGACAAACCGTGTCAAAACCGTGTCCTTGTAAAGTCCACATGGCCGATCTATAATGATAGTATCCAAAATTAGATAAATTAGGAAATCCTCCTTTAGCGGCTTCTGAGCGCAACAGTTCAGGGGCCGTATTGATTAATAGCTGACCGGAAACAATATAAGAACATATGTTCGGAAAAAGGTTGACGTTTTACATTTGGTGCATTATTATAGTTATATCATGATTGTGTTAACGAAACATACGATACCGGTTAATATGTGAAACAAAAAACAAATGAAAGCGAGGATTTATTTATGCCAGACAAAAAATATTGCATTCAACTTGCAGAATGTGATGGAAATTCGAAAGAAGTTTATTCCTTTGATGAGGTTGAGATTGGTACATGGGTGGACGGCAAGCCGATTTATCGGAAGGTGATTTCAGGGACTCTTGCTGACAAGAGTGGCAATGGTATTGTCTTTGCAAATGTTTCTGATCTCAAGATTGATAAGGTAGTCAATCTGTATGGAAATTTGGTGGATGGAGTTGGTAATGCACAGATCATGTTACAAACGTCCTTAAACCGAACCAATGGTTTGTTTGCAGCAGTGAACGTGTATTATTACAATAATAATGGCAACATCGTTTACCATTTTCTTAACAATGATGGGCTTTACTCAGGAGCTACAGCCTATGTAATTATCGAATACACAAAACAGTAATGCTCCCTACGGATGTCGGCCGTAAGCATGATGGCTGCAATATTTGTATGGATTTTAACAAGAAGGCTATTAAAAAACAAAAGCGAGGTAAATTATATGTGTGAAGATAAAAAGAGTTGCATTACAATTAACTGTGGGTGTTGTAATAGCAATAGCAATGATAGCACACCAGTTGGAACCGTTATTTCTTATATGGGAACAACGGCTCCCAAGCATTACTTAATTTGCGATGGGAGTGTTTATAATATTGATAATTATAAAGAATTTTCCCAATTCATAAAAGATGAACATGGATCATTTGATTTTTTTGGCGGTGACGGAATTACAACCTTTGCTGTACCTGACTTGAGAGGCGAGTTTTTAAGAGGTACGGGAGTTGGCACTAGAAATACTGGAACCGGTGCAAATGTAGGTGTACATCAAAATCCCACTCAAATACCGGAAGTTAGAGTAGCGAAGTTAAATAGTAATACCTATATTCCACAAATATTCGCTCTTCAGAATAGTAACCCAACTGGTTTGGCTAATTGGCCAACAGAAAAAGATCTTGATATGACCACAGAAGCAAACACAGAGTATCAGACCGTAGGCTCTACCAATATGGTTAGTAACTGGACTGGTTCTTACGCATACACAACCAGGCCAACTAATACGGCTGTTCTTTATTGCATTAAGTACGAATAAAGCATTACTGATAGTGAACTAAGTAAGACACTACAGTGAAGGCTTAACTTTGACGGCTGCCATGTTTAACAGCTTGGCAGCTGATTTTATACTCATTCTCCTTTTTGAAAACGCCTGTCGAAATTTGGTCGATGGGTGTTTTCTTTTGGTGATTTTTGGTGTATAATAAAAAAAATGATATAGGGGGTATGAAGAGTCATGGAAAAGGAATATTCGCCAGAGGGTTATTTATATAAAGATGCATATATGGGAAATCAGGAGTCTTATCAGAAAAAGATTAATTACTTAGCAAACACTGTGCAACCAGAAGAGTGGGGGTATTCTGAAACGGAGGGAAATTATAAAGAGAATTTCATTTTAAAAAATTATATTTTATATACATACGATCAAGTAAAAGAAGAAGGAAAGATAGAGATTTCCTCTGATGGCAATAACATGTGTTTCAACACTGGTCTGCAAACACTGAATGGAAACGATGTTTTTGCTTTTTTTGCAACTTGTACAAGTAAGGGCGCTAAGCCTGATCAGAAGTGGTATTTTATAGGTTTTTGCCAAGGTGTAGAAAGTAGGATGAAATGCTTTTCAAAACTCCCTGATGTAGCGGATTATTTTACCAATCCCTCAGATTTCATTTTTGATCGTAAATTGGAATTAATATTGGACTATGATCATATAATAGATGATAACTACGAAAGATTTGTAGATATAGGCTATACCGATAAACATTTGATAAAAGCATTACTTATGAATGCTACAGCAACAATAAAAGAAAAGTTAAAAAGAAATTACAAATTGGCCATTCCTCAATATTTTACTGATAAGGGTACTGGTGAATCTAAAATTCAATTATTACTACCTTTGTTTTTAAAAGGAAACAATAATATTGCTGATTTAGCGCTGGTGGTGGATAAAACAAATCACAATTATATTGGAAAGACGGTTTTGACGATTGGATGGGCATATGTAAATTCTAGACGCATTGTTAAGCCAGATGCTGATTGGCTTAAAATTTAGGCTTGCAAATTACTGCAATATGTAGTATATTTGATACAGACGTTTAATTAGATTATAAAAAGTAGAGATTTTATTAGTGTTTTATCGAAGTTTTGTAAGTATAATAGTTTTATCGTAGACTCTTATAAGATTTGAAAAGAGGCGCCCGTGTGGTGCCTCTTTTTGTGCGACAGGCAGTCGCACCAGTCCTGGCTAGGACTATTTTGTGAATTAAGAACGGCGATCACGATGCGGAGGCAAACACGGATCAAGAGTTCCGAAAGCAAGATTTCTCTGGAGTGGAAATCTCCACCCGTGAGCACTGGTGCAAATCGGGAAGTCTAAACTAATTCCTTCAAACTGGCTATACTATATTAAAATGTATGGTTATACGATAGACCAATATATCGAAAAGCAGACGATGAAAAACAAGAAAAATCTTGAACGACAGATAAAGAACTTGAAAGCACAAGGAATTGAATACTATAATGCCAGTAGATTACAAGGAATAGCTTTTAACAAAGGTTTGATTACATCATAAATTATAAAGCTACAATTGGTAAGCCGTATGCGTTAATAGCGCACGTACGGTTTGATAAGGGGGTAGCCTAGAAATAGGCTACCCTACTTTATTTAATACAAAAAATTAACCAGATTGGAAGGTGAGGTGAGACTGATGGCATTGACAGCCAAACAGAAATTATTTGCAGATGAGTACCTGATTGATCTTAATGCCACACAGGCAGCTATAAGAGCGGGATATTCTTCTGACAGTGCTTATTCAATTGGGCAGGAGAACCTGAAGAAACCTGAACTTCACACACGTATAGACAAGGCCATGGCGGAGCGCTCCAGACGTACCGGTGTGAATGCAGACCGCATAGTAACGGAGCTTGCAAAGATAGCTTTTGTAAATGCTGTGGATGTAATTAATCCGGATACGGCTACAGTGAAAGAAGATGCCCTCCCGGAGGATACAGCCGCGATTCTCTCTGTAAAGGTCAAGACTTTCGGGGAAGATGGCCTTGAACGGGAAATCAAGATGGCCGATAAAATCAAGGCGCTGGAGCTTCTGGGCAAGCACATGGGAATGTTCAAGGAAAAGGTGGACGTAAATATCCAGACTTCCGAAAAGCTGGATGATATCATGTCCCAGATGGGCGGTGAGGGCCTTGAAGAGTAGCAGCTTTCCTTTGTCGCAGAAATACCTGGATTTCATAAACACAGTAGACGGAGTTGATGCAGACTTCCTGGAGGGAACGACCGCCAGCGGGAAAACCACAGTCGGCGCCGGTGTTAAGTTCATGCGCATGGTGAGCCGAAGCCGTAAGAAACTGCACATCATTGCTTCAAAGACAACAGGTACTGCAGAGAAGAACGTCATTCAGCAGGATAATGGGATCCTGGATATCCACCCGAATGCAAGATATTATGGAAACGGGGATAAGGATTATAAAATCCCACATATCGTATTTGAGGGAAAGATCATATTTGTCTTGGGATATGATAACAGGGATAAATGGGAGCTGGTCCTGGGCTCTCAGTTTGGTTGTGTGTATATTGATGAGATCAACACGGCCAACATTGATTTTGTCAGGGAAGTTTCCACCAGAAACGATTATCTGATGGCAACGCTCAATCCGGATGATCCGAACCTGGCGGTGTACAAGGAATTTATAAATCGCTCCCGGCCATACAAAAAATACGCTGCCGACGTGCCAGCGGAAATTAGGGCAGAGCTTACGGAAACGCCAGTACCCAAATGGAGGTACTGGTTTTTTACGTTCAGGGATAACCTTTCTCTGTCAGAGGAGGATATTCAGAAGAAGATCCGTTCTGCTCCGCCGGGAACAAAACTATATAAAAACAAGATCCAGGGCTTAAGAGGTAAGGCAACTGGCCTGATCTTTAGTAACTTTGACCGGAAGAAACATGTGGTCACGAAGGAGCACGCAAAGCAGTTTATCCGGAATCAAAATGACCGACACCAGACAGAATGGTTTGTACACTTTTCGGCAGGTCTTGATACGTCCTATTCCCAGAAATCACCGGATACCATTTCCATGAGCTTTATCGGGATCACGAACCGAGGCAACTGCTATATGCTTGATGAGAAGGTGTACAACAACGCAGATCTGGGAACGCCTCTGGCCCCTACGGATACGGTCCATAACTTTATTGACTTCCTTGATCGCAACCGGAATGAATGGGGGTTTGCAAGAGATACCTTTATTGATTCTGCGGATCAGGCAACTATAACAGAGTTCTTAAAGTACAAGCGCCTGAATGGCTGTGTGTATAATTTCAATGATGCCTGGAAAAAAGAACAGATTATTGACCGTATCATCAATCAGTTAAACTGGTTTGCTGATGCAGGATCAAAGCCATGTTTCTACATCGTGGATACCTGCTCAAATTATATCCGGGAGCTTGAAGTATATAGCTGGCTGGAAGACAAGGATAATACACCAGAAGACAAAAACGATCACATGGTAAACAGTGTGCAGTATGCATGGCTTCCATACGAAGTAAAAATCGGAACAGGAAGGAGGGCTTCATAAGTGGGCTGGTTTAAGGATATGTATTTTAAATTGCTTAAGATTGTAGGAGCAAAAGAGAGGCAGGTGGTTATAAAGGAACCGCTTTCCTTTCAGGGTAATGTCTTAAAAAATAAGATCTGGTACCGTGGAGATCCGTCAGAGTTGGAACAATTTTTCAAACAGACGGCTTATTGTGATGTATTTAAAGCGAGGTTCTGGGCTTCCGTTCCATTCCGGAAAGTAAGGAAAATTCATTCCGGTATTGTAGGAATCGTTGTGGACCGGTTTAAGGATATTATAACAGCGGATCTAAATAATATCAGCTTTGGAGAAAAAGGGGACAATCAGCCTTTAAAGGAATTATGGGATCAGATTGCAGAGGATAATGACTTTGAAGGTCTCCTGGGTGAAGCGGTGGCCGGTGCGCTGTCAGCGGGTGATGGCGCGTTTAAAATAAGTCTTGATCAGGTCAGTAAATACCCCATCATAGAATTTTACGAAGCGGATAGGGTGGAGTACAAATATCAGCGGGGCAGGTTGACCGAGATTGTATTCTCCACAAACTACTCATATCCAGATAACAAAGAAAAAGAATATCGCTTAGAGGAGACTTACGGAAAAGGGTACGTGCTTTATAAGCTCTTTGATGATGCTGGTGGAGAAGTTCCACTTAATACTCTTTCAGAAACAGCAATCTATGAAGACACCGCCTATGACGGGGATTACATCATGGGAGTACCTCTTATCTTCTTCACATCAAGTAAATGGAAGGGGCGAGGGAAAGCGCTGTTTGAGGGCAAGACGGACGATCTGGACGCCTTGGACGAAGTAATCAGCCAGTGGCTTGATGCAGTGAGAAAAGGAAGGGTGAACCGGTATATCCCGGAAGATATTGTTCCCAGAGATTCCAACACTGGTCAACTGATTGAGCCAAATGAGTTTGACAATGATTACATAGCAATCGGTGCCGTAAAAAAGGAAGGCTACAGCGATAAAATTGAGGTAGTTCAGCCCCAGATATCCTACGAAGCGTATTTAAACAGCTATACTTCCTTTCTGGATTTGGTGCTGCAGGGGATCATTTCTCCGGCCACTCTTGGTATTGATCTGAAAAAGATGGACAATGCAGAAAGCCAGAGAGAAAAGGAGAAAATCACCACTCATACCAGGGGGACACTGGTTAAGGTGCTGTGTAAGATTCTTCCGGAGCTTGTAAGTAAAATTATGATGACTTATGACCAGATGCAGGAAAAGGCTCCTGGGGAGTATAAAATTTCCGTCAAGTTTGGAGAGTATGCAGCTCCAGGCTTTGATGCCGTTGTGGAGACGGTCGGCAAGGCGCGAACCAGTGGAGTCATGAGTATAGAGAAGTCCATTGATGAAATGTATGGCGATACTCTGACAGAAGATGAAAAAGCAGAAGAGGTCAAGCGGATCAAGATTGAGCAAGGGATCTTTGAAACAGAAGAACCAGGATTAAATACGGAAGGGGTGAAGGTAGATGAAAGTGAAGGTGATGAACCGCCAGTACCAAATGAGCCAGCTGGAGTACCAGGGGCTCCTGAAAGTGGCAAGTGAGCAGGTTCCGTTTGGCATTTACGCCGTTGAAAAAAAGGATTATGCAGAGCTCCGGTGTGATAAGTGCAAAAGCATTACCCAGCTGAAAGATCTTACCCGGAAGTTTAAGGCACAAGGATTTAAAGTTTTAGCAAACGGCAGGTGATCATATGAATGAGTATGATATCTCCGCTGCTTTTGAAGCGATTGAACAGGAACTTATCGCCTCCATGATCCGGAATATGAACCGGCATAGGGCTGAGGAACTTAGAGAGGGATATGACTGGTCTATGTGGCAGGTAGAACAGCTTAAGGCTTTGGAGAAATATAAGCTGGTAAACCAGAAGAAGTACAGCAAGCAGTTTAAAAGCATAAATGCCCAGATCGGAGAGCTTATCTGGCAGGCCAGACAGCAGGGAGGCATGAAGCAGGAGGCGCAGATCCTCCGGGCTATCAAGAACGGCTTTAAAAGCTATAAGCCTGCTTCGGCAGCCATGCAGGCAGAGTTTTTTAAACTGAATACCCGGAAGCTGGAAGCCCTGATCAAGGCGACCGGCAATGATATGAAGAAAGCAGAAACAGCAGTCTTACGAATGGCAAATGACCAGTATCGTAAGGCTATTTTTAATGCCCAGGTGTATGCCAACTCTGGAGCGGGTACTTATGAAAAAGCAGTGGATATGGCCACCAAAGATATGCTTTCCAGGGGACTTAACTGTGTAGAGTATAAGAATGGTGCGCGCCATGCTCTGTCAGATTATGCAGACATGGCAATTCGGACAGCCAGTAAGCGGGCCTACTTGCAGGGAGAAGGGGAGAAACGTCAGGAATGGGGAATCAGTACCGTTATTGTAAACAAGCGTGGAAACCCTTGCCCCAAGTGTCTCCCGTTTGTAGGAAAAGTTCTGATTGATGATGTGTGGAGCGGAGGCAAGGCGTCTGATGGTCCGTATCCCCTTATGAGCGCAGCCATTGCAAGAGGACTCTATCACCCAAGGTGTAAGGACAGTCACAGCACATATTTCCCTGGGATATCTACAGCAGAAGATACTTGGACGAAAAAAGAGTTGAGAGGCATTGATCAAAAGTATAAACAGGAACAGGACCATCAATACAACAAAAGGCAGGCGGATAAGTATGGCCAGTTGTCTCAGTATTCTCTTGATAAAGAAGACAAAGAAAAATACAAAAATAAAGCAGATGAATGGTCAAAAGCTTCGCAAGCTGATATAATACAGGAAGGAGCTTTTAAAAACCTTGTTATTGATCAGCTTCCTGCCATGGACAGTATCAATTCGACTCAGGACAGAAAAGTATTTTCAGAGCAGCTAATAGACAGGTTAGGAATTGAACGTAATAACATACCGGTGAAATTAAGCAAGATGGATGCCAGAGGAGGGTGTAGCTATTATCCTCAGGCAGATAAAGGTATTTGTGAATATGTAGAATATGCTCTCCAATCTAATGATGAACGTTCTATGCCGTATCAAATAAAAACAGCTTTTCATGAATCCTATCACTTGTCCTTGCATGGACGAAAATGGGATGCAGTAAAGAATGGTCGCCCAAGTGAAAAGTGGTGTATTATGGAGGAGACTTTCGCGGAGGTAGCAGCCCATCATGCTGCAGCTCTATATGGCATTGAAGAGAAGCTTGCCCCGGCTTACGGTGATATTCTTGCAAAGACTTTACCCAGGCTTAAAAGGCTGCCTAAGTTTAAAAATTGTAATACTGCGATGGACTTTGGAAAGATAGCATGGAGAGATCGTCTTCTTGGCAATAGCGGTGTCTGGGAACAATTGTATGATGATGTTTTCTCATTGAAGTTTGATGAACGAAGCTATTATAAGCAATATTATAAAAGTATTGAACTGAATAAAAAGGAGTTACTTAATAAGTTTTTTGAGAATAATCCTAAACTGCGGCAGTATGAGGACATGATGGGAGAAGATTTGAAAAACGCATTATCAAAGATTGACCATGGAATTTCGCTGGATAATTTAAGCACGAATGAGCGTGTGATATTTTCAAACGTTATAATAAATGCTATGTGGAAGGAGGGAATAAAATAATGGTTTACATTCCGAAACAGTGGATTCATGATCCTGAGAATGAAGTTAAAATACATCAATTATTTGAAGAGTATTTTCCAAACACTTGTGTTTTGTCTACGGAAGATTTGGAAAAGCAGAAAGAATTTCCTACCAGGTTGAAAGAACTGGGAGAGTTGGAGATCCTTAAGCATTATGATGAAGGGGATATTGTAATGAATGGCTGATACCACTGATCCATTAAAGGATTGGTGGTTTTTTTATATTCTGCGTTGCGACCGTCGCAACAGATCGGAGGCAGTATGCACCGGATAAGAGAGGATCCGATATAATTAAATATTATTACAGATAAAGCGCGCGGGATATCCTGGGCGTTATTTTATTGCATAGAAAGGATGAGATCATGAAGAAAGAAGAATTTATCGCACTGGGAATTAGTGAGGAACAGGCAGCCAAAGCGGCAGAAGCTTCAAAAAAGGAACTGGAATCATATGTCCCTAAAACTGATTATGATACAGTCAATCAGGCGAAGGGGCAGCTTGAAAAAGATATCAAGGACCGGGATAAGCAGCTGGAAGATTTAAAAAAGAATAGCGGGGACAATGCAGAGTTGAAAAAGCAGATTGAAACCATGCAGGCTGAGAGCAAAGCGGCTACGGAGAAAAACGAAGCTGACATGAAGGAGTTGAAGCTTACAACTGCCATTAAGCTGACCATTGCCGAGTCTGCCCAGGATGCAGATTTGGTAACTGGTTTGTTTGATAAGTCTAAGCTGATTCTTTCTGATGATGGGAAGGTAACCGGTTTGGAGGAACAGATCAAGTCTATAAAGGAATCAAAACCATTCCTGTTTAAAGAGGCTAAGCCAGGTACAGATTCAAAGCCAGGATTCCGCCCGCTTGGAGCTCCCGGTCAGCAGACCCAGACAACAACTACAACCGACGGCAGCAAGGTAAATATGAAATCCGCCATTGAAGCAGCGCTTCAGGCGCAGATGCCTTCCAAATAATAATTAAGGAGATGAAAGACTATGGCTATGACGTTAGAAGAAGCAAGAAAAAATGTGCAGGATGACCTGCAGATCGGGGTGATTGATGAATTCAGAAAATCCAACTGGATCCTGGATCATATTACGTTCGATGATGCCGTTTCCCCAACTGGAGGCGGAGCAACCCCTACTTATTCCTACACCAGATTGAAAACACAGCCTACGGCGCAGTTTCGTGAGATCAATAAGGAGTATACACCTCATGAGGTGACCAAGGAACGTCATTCCGTGGATATTAAAGTATTTGGTGGATCCTATCAGATCGACCGTGTTATCGCAAATATGGGCGGTATCGTATCTGAAATCGATTTACAGCAGTCCCAAAAAATCAAGGCAGCCCAGGCATTGTTTAATGATACTTTTGTTAACGGCGATAGTGCAGTGGACAGCGACGCTTTTGATGGGCTGGACAAAGCTTTAACCGGCAGCTCTACTGAGTTTAATACCGGTGCATCTGTCATTGATTTATCCACGTCCCAGCTGGTGACGGATAACTTCCAGTACTTCCTGGATATGCTTGATGAATTCCTCCGAGGACTTGATGGAGAACCCTCATTCATTGCAGGCAATACCAAGCTGATCTCTAAACTGAGAGCCTGTGCAAGGCGTGCTTCCATGTATCAGGTAACAAAGACTGACTGGGGGACCAACGTAGAAGCCTATGGAAATATTCCTTTCGTGGATCTGGGAGCGAAGCCTGGAACCAATAATGAAGTGGTGGACATTGATGCAACCAAAGGAACCACATCCCTCTTTGCAGCTAGGCTGGCGCTTGACGGACTCCATGGTGTGTCCTTTGCGGGCGTAGCGCCGGTGCGGACTTGGCTTCCCGACTTTACAACGGCAGGAGCAGTAAAGACCGGTGAAGTGGAAATGAATGCAGCAATCGCCTTAAAGACTTCCAAGGCAGCTGGGGCATTCCGTAATATTAAAGTAAAATAAGGAGGGTTATTTATGAAAGTATATGCTCCAAACAAGCAGTACACTGGTACGTCTGCCAGCGTACCTTTTTGCAACGGTGTGGGGGAGACAGAGGATCCGCGTCTGCTACATTGGTTCAAAAGCCATGGGTATGAAGTAGAAGATCTACCAGAATTAGGAGATCCTGCGGAAAGTCAGGGCGAACCTCAAGAGGAGACTCCCGAAGTCCCGGAAGAAAATGCAGAAAAAGAACCTGATAAGGAAGTAAAGAAAGGAAGATCTGCGAGCCAGAAAGCGGGTGAGTAAGATGGCTTACGTCTCCTATGTGACACCAGAGTACTACAAAGAAACATTTAAGGGTAGCATGGTCCCGGAAGAAGATCGGGGAAAGGCGCTCCGACAAGCCAGCCGGCACATTGATTCCCTGACCTACAATCGCATTGTGGGCCGGGGTTTTTCTTCTCTAACAGAATTCCAGCAGGAACTCATTCAGGAGGTTATATGCCTGCAGGCTGACTTTGAGTATGAGAACGCCGAAGTCATTGACACTGTTTTATCCAGCTATAGCATTAATGGAACTTCCATGCAGTTTGGGCAGGGCTGGAACGTATTCACGGACAAAGGTGTGGCTATGAAGCGCGACGTATACGCCCAGCTGTCACAGACGGGCCTATGCTGCCGGTTAGCGAGGTGAGCCTATGAAATACCCATGTTTAGTGCCTGCAAGGCTCTGTAAGACTGATATCCATGTTCACTTGGAGAGTGAGGAACTTAATAATCTGAGTGAGCCCAAATATGTGGCTGACCTGGACTTGAAGTGCAATTTCCAGGACCGGGCAAAGACGATTCTTACGGCAGAAAAGAAGCTGGTCCAGATAACGGGAACGGCCATGTTCCCCGGCGATATCGCTCCGAACTTCCCGACCTTAAGCGGAGGTATCGTTACTGTATTTGGAGAAGATCGCAGGATCGAACGGGGAACTAAGAACCGGAATCCGGATGGGACAGTAAATTTTTGTACATTGGAGGTAATCTGATGCAGGTCAAATCAATGGTTAAAATGAATTTGCCACGGATCCGGCAGCTGACACAGGCGGCGGTAACGGCTTTGGAAATGACAGCAGAGGTGTTACATACAGAAGTGATCCGGGCCCAGGTCATGCCTTATGATACCGGACATCTTCAGGGGGAGAGCTTCTTTGCTGACTATTCCGATTCTTCTAAAGGAAAGGTACAGCTCGTTTCAAGTACCCCCTATGCGAGGCGTCTATATTTCCACCCAGAATATAACTTCCAAACAGATGAGAACCCTAACGCAAGAGGCCACTGGTTTGAGGATTGGGAACCAGGAGGAGGCAAAGCGGGCTTTGCACACAAAGTATATAAAAATTTTTATAAAAAAGTAGGTGGTGTGTGATGCTGGCCTTAAAAGGCATCAGGCAGTATATATCCTGTCTAAATATTGCTGTAGATGATAATGTTTATATTGGTAAGTTGGATAATAAAAAGCAAAAGTCAATTGGAGTTTATAGCCGTCCGACTTCTGGTCCTGCAAACATTGCTATAGGTGGCCTAGAATGCACCACCTACGACACGAAGCCGGTTTCCCTTCTGATCCATTGGAGTAAGAGTAAAGATGAAACGGAAAGAACGGCCTATAATTTATTTGAGAAGCTAAGAAGTATAACCAGCCTTACCATTGGAGACACCCATATCAATTATCTGCGTCTGATGGTTCCTGAACCGCAGGACGTTGGATCAGATGATGCAGGAGTATACGAATATGTGATATGGCTGGATTTTATTTATGAAAGGAATAGGTAATTTTATGTCAGAAGCTAAGGTATATCCGGTCAATAACAATAAATTTGATTTAGGTTTGGGAAATGATGGAAGTAATTGGACTACTATTGCAAACTTGACAAACTTTGCCCCAAGTATTGAGGGCGGCGTGGAAGAATGGAATGCCATGGAGCATGGAGGCTGGGGGGATGCAATGATGACCAGTAAGAAGCTGTCCTTCTCCTTCCAAGGAAAACGTACTTACGGAGATCCGGGAAATGATTACATTGCGGGTCTTGCGTGGAAGTCTGGAAATGATGTAGTAGCTCCATTTAGGTGGACAATGCCAACCGGGGCGAAAGTAACCTTTGATGCGATTATCAATGTAACCACTCCAGCAGGTGGAGATAGCACGGCGGTGGACGCTCTGGAATTTGAAGTAAAGTGTAAGGGAAAACCAACCTTTACAGCTGCAACCGGCACAGGAGAATAGGAGGAAATGACAGATGGCAAAAGTAATTGATATCACAGAGAAACTGACTTTTGAGGGGAACCCATCACTGATGATCAAGGGCAAGAAACTGGAAGTAAATGCCGATGCTCCTACTATGTTAAAGGTTATGGGGCTCATGAGTGCAGAGGATCCAGGTGTTAATGAGATCCTTAAAGCTTATGATATGATGTTTCCGGAAAAATCGAAAAAAGAGATTGAGAAGTTGGGACTTGGCTTTAATGACCTGATCGTGGTGGTGCAAGAAGCGGTTGGCCTGATTGTAGGAGATGTAAACGGCCAGGGAGAGCAGTGACCCGTACTACGATTTATTTGAGGACTGGGATCTGATTGTCTCCAGTTTCCTTTCGCAGTACGGGTTGAGAATACGGACTAAAGAATTTGAATCGGTGGGCTGGGATGAATTTAAGATTTTGCTTTCAGGAATTGATCCAGAAACCCCTCTTGGACGGATTGTAGAAATCCGATCAGAGACAGATAAGAATGTTATCAAGAATTTTAATAGCGATCAAAGGCGCATTTTCAATGAATGGCGCAATCGGAAAGCAGAGGCAATGGCTCCAGCAACTTATGAGCAGGAGATGGCTGCCCTGGAGCAGATGTTTGCACAGCTGTGTAGATAGGAGGGGGATCAATATTGAAAAAGAAAAGATAAAGGTTAAATGTCCCTATTGCGGATATCCGGTTAATGTGTTTCGCACTAAGGAGGCAGTCTGCAAAGGGATTTTTTTAAAATGTAAAAATAAGGATTGTAAGAAAGAATTTGAGTTGAAGCTCTAAGACGCTGTGCCGATGTGCCTGTCTTATCTAAAGGCAGGTGATATTATGGCTGACAGCGTGGGGCAGATCGGGCTCGACCTTGTAGTAAATAAAAGCAGTTTTGATAAGCAGATGGCTGGCATTCAGGGACTTGCCATGAAAGCTGGTAAGGCTCTGGCTGCCGCTTTTGCTGTTAAGAAGATCATTGATTTTGGAAAAAGTGCCATAGAACTGGGATCGCAGCTGGCTGAGGTGGATAACGTCATTCAGCAGGCAGTACCCAGCATGGAGAAACAGATAGATTCGTTTGCCAAAAACGCAATCAAGCAATTTGGTATGTCCGAGACAGCGGCTAAACGTTATACCGGTGTTTTTGCTTCTATGGCCCGTGGCTTTGGTTTTACTGAAAAGTCGGCAGCCTCCATGGGAACATCCCTTACCGGTCTCGCGGCGGATGTGGCCTCTTTTTACGATACGAGCCAGTCCGAAGCATTTACCAAGCTGAAAAGCATTTTTACGGGTGAAACAGAAAGCTTAAAAGATTTGGGTGTTGTTATGACCCAATCCGCCTTAGACGCCTATGCATTGGCAAATGGATACGGAAAAACAACAAAGTCCATGTCTGAGGCTGAGAAAGTGGCCTTAAGATATGCTTTTGTTCAGGAAAAGCTTAGATTTGCCCAAGGTGATTTTGCCAGAACTTCCGGGAGCTGGGCGAATCAAGTCCGGATTTTAAGTGAGCAGTTCAATGCCTTAAAGGCTACCATTGGCCAAGGCCTTATCAATGTCCTAACCCCAGTAATCCAGGTCATTAATACAATCATCGGGAAGCTGATGAGCCTAGCCAATGCATTCAAGGCGTTTACGGAGCTTATATCCGGAAAGAAAAGTTCCGGTGGAGGTGTATCAGCCGCTGCGGCCACCGGCATGGAGGCTATTACCGATGCTGCGGATAATGCTTCTGGTGCTATCGGAGGGACTGGCGGGGCTGCTAAGAAAGCGGCCAAGGATATCAAGGGAATATCCACTGGAATTGATGAGTTAAATATCATCAATCCGGATACTGGGAGTGATGGAGGCGGATCAAGCGGAGGTGGATCTGGTGGATATGCTGCAGATGAGTTTGACATGGGTTCCCTGGATACTTCTGGTGTTGAAGAAGCCAGTACTAAGTACCAGGGTCTGATCGACCGGGCGAAAGAATTAGCTGGATTATTTAAGACCGGCTTTAGTATTGGGTTTGGGGACACGTCTGTACTGGATAGCATTCAGCAGGCCATACAAGGTATTGGTGTGAGCTTGAAAGGTATTTTCACTGATCCGGCAGTCCTGGCCTCTGCGGAGGAATTTGGAAACCGTATAGCGGTGAATCTGGGAAAAGTAGCTGGTAGCGTGGCTTCCATCGGGACCACCATAGCAGATAATCTGTTGGGTGGCATTAATTTGTTCTTGGAGCAAAACAGCGGGAGAATTAAAGAATATCTAATATCCATGTTTGATATCGGAGGGAGTATTGCTGATATCGTCGGCAATTTCAGTGTGGCATTTGCTACAATTTTTTCATCTCTTCGGAGTGATAGCGCAAAGCAAATTAACGCTGATCTGCAAGGTATTTTTGCAGAAGCCTTTATGGGTGTAACGGAGCTGGTCGGCAAACTGGCTAGGGATTTGCTTGAAACGATTACGGCCCCCTTCATTCAAAACAGGGACCTAATTAAGAAGACTCTGGAAGATACTTTTTCCGCTGTTGAGCCTATCTTTTCTGAAATAAAATCTATTGTAGAAGAAGTCTTCACAAAGATCAACGAAACTTATGACGCCCACGTTAAGCCTATGCTTGACTCTTTTGGGAAAGGTTTCACCGAAATAGCAACAAAGTTCCTGGAGCTTTACAACACCTATTTCCTTCCCGTACTAACCTATTTATCTGAGAGATTCCAGGATTTTAGGGAGCAGTATTTGTCGCCTCTAATTGATAAATTCATGGAGTTTGCGGGGAAGACGGCTGATGCCATAACTGTGTTATGGGAAAATGTTTTAAAGCCCTTTATTCTTTGGTTTATGGAAACGGCAGCTCCGATTATAGCGGAATTTATTAAAAATGCTATTGATAGATTCTTCCTGTTTTTTGAGGGTGTAAGTAGTGTTGTCGGAGATATTCTGACAGCTCTTGGCGGCCTTATGGACTTTATTGTCGGTGTGTTCACTGGAGATTGGCATAAAGCATGGGAGGGAATAAAGACCTTCTTTAATGGCATTTGGGATGCTATGAAAGGTATCGTTTCTCTCGCAATAAATACCATTAGTTCCATTATCAAGACCGTTCTTGATGTCATAAAAGGTATTTGGGAATTGGTGTGGAATGGTATTAAAACCCTTGCGTCAAACATCTGGGAATCGATCAAAAGCAAAGCCACCGAAGTCTTCGAAGCGATCAGAGATAAGCTGTCTGAAATTTGGGATAGCGTAAGGGCTGCCATAGAAGAAAAGTGGAACTCCATTAAAGATTGGTTCGGGGAAATCTGGCAGAAGATCAAGGATGTATTCAAGCTGGATGAAATGCTGGAAATCGGCAAAGACGTGATGAATAAGCTATGGAAAGGCATGCAAGAAATCTGGACAGACATTACTGGCTGGCTAGGCGGAATTGCCAAAGAGGTAGGCGAGGCGTTTAGCTCAGTCATCGATGGCGCGAAGAAAGCATTTACCCGAGAAAAGAAAGACGCAGAAGAAAAAGAAGATAAAAAGGAATCTTCCGGTCCGGGAAGCAGTAAGGGCTATGTAAGTAGTGGGCCGGGAGTAAAAGGTCATGCAACTGGTGGTTTCCCGAAATCCGGTAGCTTGTTCGTAGCAAATGAAAACGGCAATCCTGAGATGGTAGGAAATTGGGGAGGCAAGGCTGCGGTTGCCAATAACATGCAGATTACGGAAGGCATCACCAAGGCAGTTCAGTATGGTATGAGGTCGGCAATTGCACCACTGGCTGCAAGCATGAGTTCCATCGCCAGTAATTCAACACCACAGCTGTCTCTGGTTGGCACCTCTGGACGAAGTACCGACACGGCTGAGCTGGTCCAGGCTATGGCAAGTCAAGCAATGTCCACGCCAACCGAGAACATGTCAGATCACTATCTGTCCCTCATGGTGGATCTTCTCCGGAAGATCATAGAACTGATTGAGGCCATGGATTTGACTGTAAATATTGATATCAGAGAGATTAAAAAGAAATTATCCGACCTTGACAAGAGAAGCGGTTTCTCTCTAAGAACAACGTAAGGAGGCGGTAAATATGGCAGTAATAACAATCAATGGCCGGGAGTTTCCGTCTCCCGACATTGGGGGAAACCTGGTGGTTGCAACGAATGTGAGTGAAGGGAAAAATGCCCTGGGCGAGTTTATAGGTCAGAGAGTGGGAAGAGATCAGCATAAATTTGAGAACCTACAATGGAAGTTTTTAGACGCTGCTACCTGGGCGACCATGCTGCAGGAGCTTGATAAATTTGTGGTGACAGCAAGGATCCCGGACATGGCACATAATCGCATGATGACAATCCGCATGTATCCAGGAAACCGGACAGCTACGCCTATTGAGTTTGACAAAGACGGTCTCCCTACACGCTATATGGACTGTAAGGTAAATTTTGTCGATGCGGGGGTGATTGAATAGTGCAGCCAGCAAGTAAGAAATATAAAGAACTGATGCGCCGTGAGTTCAGGGATCCGCTGTCACATATCCGTGTAACCATCGGTCTCATCAATCAACAGGCCCAGGCCAGTGCTTATGTTCCGGAAAACTTAGTGGAAGGCCTGGCTTATTTTAAAGACGGTTTTATTAGTAATTCAGCTATAGGAAAAACGCCTTCATATGGATATAATTCAAGCTATCCTTATGCATGTTATTCAGGTCCCATACCTATTAAGAAAGGGAAAGCATATAGTTGGAAGGCACATTCAGACGTGGACGACATCTTTCGATTAAGACTATTTGATTCCAGTGGGGCTATTTGTGGATACACAGTAACAAATAAAGAATTAAACAATTTTATGTTTACAGATAAAGTAGATTATATCAGGCTGATGGTACTGGATAAAAGAAAGGTATATGACGTTACTTTCAGCCCGGATTCGGGATATTATACCTATTACAGCAGTTTTAAAATGCCTCTGGATAATTATGAGGTAAAGGAACTTTACGCAACCTGCGATCAGGATTATACCGCCGCGGACGGCAACATGTACTTTCTTCCAAGGGAGAGAGCAGATGTAGTCCTGAATCAAGGAATCGTGTCAGAGGCACTTCTTGGCCCCATAGAGATCCGTTTTCCGATTGAATACGATATCAAAGGCTTAACGATTGAGTTTGGAAAGGCCTACCCGGTGGATTTTGTCATAGAATCCGATAACAACACGGTGGAAATCAAGGATAATACAGACGGGCATTTTGTTACAGAAGAGATATTTAACGGAGCCACATTCCTGCGCTTCACGCCCTCAGCCATGGTAAACGGTCAGAGCCGGTTCCGGATCCACATGATCACAATGGGGATCGGCATCTACTTTGACAACAGAAAGATCCTTTCTGCTACGAAGAAAGAGCATATCAGTCCGATCATGGAGGAGCTGCCGACTATTGACTTTAGCTTGACCGTAAATAACAAGGACCGGGCCTTTGACATAGAAAATGTTGAAAGCTCCGTAAACTTCCTGGAGATTGGTCAGGATATTACTGTTTTATATGGCCAGGAGCTTGATGATGGATCCGTGGAGTGGCTTCCTGGTGCGGCCGTTCAGCTGAAGGAATGGTCTGCCGATGATGAGCAGATGGAATTTTCAGCAACAGATCGTTTTGACGGCATGGACGGAACTTATTATAAAGGCCTATATCGACCGGAAGGGGTCAGCCTGTATGATCTGGCGGTTGATGTGTTTTCAGATGCCAAGGTGGATTCCCGGACCTACTGGATTGATTCGTATTTAAAGTCTGTGAATGTTATAAATCCAATGCCTGTTGTCTCTCACAAGGAAGCCCTGCAGCTGATCGCAAATGCAGGCAGGTGCATTCTCTATCAGGATAGGGATGGTAATATCTATTTGAAATCCAGCCTTGTTCCGGATATGAAAGCTGGGTCTGATAATGAGACCTATTTCAGCAATGCGGGGGCAATCTTGGATAAGACAGCGAAAAAGGCTTACACCATGGCGGCAAAAGATTATACCGATGTAAAGCCTACGCAGTATTTTCTACCAAAGAAACAAATTCTCCGATACTCCGCCAATCCAGACGGCTCAAACATGACAGAATCAAGGCAGCCAAACAGCCAGTATGTGGGGGTAGGGTATATGCCGAAGGAGATACTGGAAAATCCAAACTTAATAAGTAGTAGTGTAACATACCAAAATAGAAACGTTAATGGTTGGGATTGGAATCAGGGAACACGATATTTCTTAAGTGATTTGGGATTGAAAATAGGAGATACGATAACAGTAATGTCTACGGTAAAAATTCCAAGTGATGCTCCAAAAGGAATTAACATTTGTGCAAGATTTCTTCATGCAAATGGTGGACAAAATGATCAACCACATTATACTCAAAGAGGTACGATCTATCCCGGTGAGGAAAAAGAAATATACTCTGTTGCAATAGTTCCACCATTGGTATCAACTGAAGTGCCAAATAGAGTTGCTGTAAGATATTCTAGAAATGATGGTAATGGGACTGGAGCTACTTTTACCACTCAGGGAAAGTGCGATGGTATTTTCTTGGGCAATTCTGTTACTACTTGGAAGCCTTCTCCTTCAGATTGGTTAGCAGATCCAAGTAATTATGAATGGATACCAATAGAGGAGTATGTCAAGCCATCATATTTAAACACTGGATATGTATCAGAGGTAGTGGCAAAAAGTGATGGATCCTTTACAATCAATCCAACGGTGGAAATCAACCTGGAAGCGTCTTTTAAATGCTTTGGCCTGACGTTGGGATTTGGAAATAACAATCCCGCGGAGATGATCTTCCACGCTTACCGGGATGGTAAGCTGGTGGAGGATTACATAGTAACCGGCCTGACCACAACAACGGTCATCGGCCATGAATTTGAGGAGTTTGACAGGCTGATCCTGGAATTTACGAAAGGCTGTCCCAACAACCGGGTGGTTTTAATTAACATCATCTTTGGAGATAGTACGGACTACACATTTGAGTACGGCCCCGAACTGACAAAGACTCCAAAAGGGACGCAGCTTCCAAAGGTGCGAGAGCTACAGGTGATCCGGACGCTTTTCAGCCAATCAATTGAGGCAAAGGAGCTGGCGAAAGAAACAATATCCATTACCTCCGCGGATAACCGGTATACCTTTAATTTCAGCAATCCTGTTTATGACTTGTCCTGTGCTTTGACAGAGCCGCAGAATGGGCAGGTGGCCGCCATAGTAGAGAGCAGCAGTTATTATGCTACCGTGGAGATCACAGGGGTCACCGGGGCAGTTGAAGTCTCTGTATCAGGCCGGGAATATCTCACGAGCCAGACCAAAGTAGGCCGGCAGTTAAATCCAACAGGCAGCCTGGAGACTTGGGAAAACCCTCTGGTATCCGATCTGATCCACGCTGCTGACTTAACCGACTGGATCGGCGATTACATGAAAGCAGATCGTGAGTATGATCTTCAATACCGTGGAGAGCCCCGGATCGATGCGAATGATATTGCATTCCTGGAAAATAAGTATGTCCCGGATCTGCTTCTCCGGGTGTATGAACATACTTTGAAATTTAACGGGGCCCTGTCAGGGACCGTCAAGGCAAGGAGGGACATGAGCCATGTGGCAGCAACCAAAGACCAATTGGAAGGAACCTGATTTCTTTAATATAGAAGATTACAACCGCATAAAGGGAAACTTAAATGAGATCCGGTCACAGGCACTTATCCTCTGGCCGGATTTTGCATTTGAGGAAATGGGATCAGATAAGAGCTATCAGGATTACGGTTTCCATGCGGATGAGATCAACCGGTTTGAGTTCAACGTGGACCATATCTGTTCCGGGACATTTCCATTCCAGGTAGGGAACCGCCAGACCTTTTATGACAACCAGCCTTTCATTAATTGGCGGGAGCTGAACCGGATCGAGGAGGCCTGCCGGCTGATCTACAACAATATTCAGAGCAGGATAAATGGCCGAAAAACATTAGATTTTACACTAAATGGAGGTGTTTTTTAAGTGGGATTAAAAACAGATTATAAGGATGCCATGTATGACGGCCAGCGCCGGTACCGCCTGATCCAAAACGAGGATGGTACTCACACCTTAGTTGATGCAACCGTCTACACTCAGCAAGGGGATAAGTTTGGGGCTAATGATATTAATGCTACGAATAAAGCCATCAACCGGCTTGACCATGTGACAGAGATCGCCTTGACTGCCGCAGGCTGGACCGGTAGCACTGCCCCATACACCCAGACGGTAAGTGTAGCTGGCATAACCGAGAAGGATAGACCGACAGTGAGTCTATACCTTCCAGATGGCATTACCGCAGCGAATGTAGATTTGAAAGAGAAAGCTTTTGACTGTGTAAACCGGGCGGTTTCTGGTGCGGGGATAATAACAGTCTATTGCTATAAAAAGAAACCAACAACGGACTTTCAGATTCAAGTGAAGGGGGTGTAAGAATGGCAGAATGTATTGTTTTAAAAGGCGGCGGAGGGGCTGACTTGGATGTGATAACGGCTGGGGCCGGTGATGTGCTAGCCGGAAAAGTGATCGTGGATAGAGATGGTGAGCCCTTAATAGGAATCATGCCTAACCGGGGAGCAGTCAGTCAGGCTCTTAACGCAGGAGGTAGCTATATGGTTCCCGTGGGTTACCACAACGGATCAGGAACGGTGACTGCAAGTAGCCTTGCGAGCCAGACCTCTGCAACAGCAACGGCGGCGCAGATTTTAAGCAGCCAGACGGCTTGGGTGAATGGGAATAAGGTCACGGGGACCATGACAGTAAACAGTATACTATCTTTTAGTGCGGCCGCATATAGTACAACCCAGATTTTATTACAGTGGCAAAATCCGTATGCGGCCGGAGGAAAACCTTTTAGCGGGGTGTTTATAAATTACTCTACAAGCGGATATCCAGGTACAGGTGGAACCAGAATTTATACTGGATATGGAAATAATGCAACTCCTGGTGGTTGGTCGCAGGTTATTGTCACTATGCCAGCAGTTGGAACCACATATTATTTTAGTGCAACGGCCTATGCGAGTGGTTCACCCACAGATATTTGGGGAAATACATTACATGCTGTTGCAGCTACTACCGCAAGTGGGGTACAGACCCTTACCGAATCAACAAATTTCACTGTTCCCGCTGGAGTTCGCAGCATTGATATATTTTGTGTAGGCGGAGGTGGTCAAGGTGGCAGGGGGTCTACTGTCAGTTCTGGATACGGAGGAGGTGGAGGAGGCGGAGGGTATACTTCCGCAGTATACGGATTTCCTGTCGTTCCTGGTCAGCAATTAGCTGTGAATATCGGTGCCGGAGGATATGCTAGCGCCGCTACTGGAGCTTCTGGTGGGAGTACGACAGTTTTATCAAATGGAAATGTTGTGCTGAACGCCAGTGGCGGGGGTGGAGGTACCACCAGTTCTGCCCGTGGGGGTAACGGAGGTTCGGGCGGAGGGGCCGGCTCTTATACGCAAGGGAGTAGTAATTATTATGCCGGAAACGGAGGCTCTGATGGATCTGATGGTGGTGCCGGTGGATATGTCAGCACTCACCCTGGAACCGGTCAGCATACATCTACATGGTCATTCCACGGAGTTTTATATTCCGGAGGCGGAGGAGGAGGCGGTGCTACTGAACATCTTGGATCCCCGGCAGGAGTAGGGGGCGGAGGCGGAGGCGGAAATGGCGGCTCTAATGTTTCGGAAGGAACTGCGGGCACTTATGCTACAGGTGGAGGCGGAGGCGGATCTCTCAAAGCAAACTCCAATGGTTTTGGATACGCTGGCGGTTCTGGTGTTTGCATCATAAGATGGTGATATTAATTTAAGGAGGTTTACGAAAATGATTGTACATCAGGTTTTTGCGCAGATTTGCGCAGATGAAATAAAAAATATTATTGTGTGTGACAATTATGAAATGGCCAACTGGCTGACCAGGGCATCCTATGGCGATGAGGCTTTTGCTGTTGACTGTTTACAGTATCCATGCCAGATAGGCGATAAGTATCGTGATGGAACCTTTCACCGGGTAAGTGAAGAAAGTACAGAGGAAGTAATACAGTACGTTCCTACGGCGGAGCAGGTTATTCCTTCGCTCAGCGCCCAGGTGGCATACATATCCATGATGGCAGAGATTGACGTGGAAGGAGTATAGAATGAGTAAATTTGAAAAGGTAAAAGGATATTTCGATGCAAAATTATGGTCTGAAGGAATGGTCTGGAATGCCGTAGGCCGATGGATTACGGCGGATGAGTTTCGGGATATCACCGGGAAAGAGTATGAGAAAGAGTGAGGGAAATGAGAATGAAAAAAGAAGCACTTTGTATGGTAGTGGGAACTGTGGGAAGCTACATAGCATCATTATTTGGTGGCTGGGATACCGGGATCGGTACCCTGGTCCTTTTAATGGCCATTGATTTTCTTTCCGGATTAGCTGTAGCCGGAATCTTTAAGAGGAGCACTAAAACAGAGACCGGCGCCCTGGAATCAAAAGCCGGGTTTAAAGGACTATGCCGGAAGGGCATGACGCTCTTATTTGTTCTTATTGCGTACCGGTTGGATTTAGTCATCGGGACCAGCTACATAAGAGATACCGTTATTATCGGCTTTCTTGCAAACGAGCTGATCTCCATCGTGGAAAATGCCGGACTCATGGGTCTGCCGCTTCCTGCAGTTCTGATCAAAGCCATTGATGTGTTAAAAAAGAAAGCAGAAGTAACTGAATAAGCTGTTGCGATATCGCAACTTTTTGGGCCTGGGATTTTCCTGGGCCTTTTCTTTTGATTAGAGGATTGAAATATGCAGATCAAGAAATTACTTACACCTTATAATTACTCCGCAGGTACTGCGGACCGTATCAAATACATCGTGATCCATTATGTAGGAGCCTTGGGGGGAGCAGAAGCAAACTGTAAATACTACGCTTCTAAGTATATCGGGGCCAGTGCCCACTATTATGTTGGGTTTAATGGGGAAGTATGGCAGTCCGTTGAGGACAAGGATATTGCATGGCATTGTGGAGCAAAAGCATACGTGCACCCAGAATGTAGGAACGGAAACAGCCTGGGTATTGAAATGTGTGTAAGAAATAGCAGTGAAAATCTGGCAGACACAAGCCGGGACTGGTATTTTGAGGACGCTACAGTACAGAAGACCATAGAGCTGACTAAGGAACTGATGGCGAAATATAATATACCTGTGGAAAGGGTGATCCGCCATTACGATGTGACGGGAAAGATTTGCCCGAACCCTTATGTATGGAATCACACCCAGCATATTTGGGACGGCTTTAAGGCAGCTTTAGTGGAGAGACCTGCAGATTATACTTCCGGCTGGAATCAAGACAAGAATGGCTGGTGGTATGCAGATACAAAGACTTCTTATTATAAGTCGTGCTGGCAGATCATCAATGGCCACAAGTACTATTTCAACCAGGATGGATACGCAGTCACTAATTGGCAGGTAATTGATGGGAATGATTATTACTTTGAACCAAGAGCCGGGCATCCGTTGGAATGTGCCTTGTATGTATCAGATCGGCATGGTGTACAGGGCCCGGGAGAGTTTTAAAAGGTGTAGGCGGGCATCCAGTATTCCGGACCCCGCCTGCTATAGAATTATATCATCTTCTGACTGCATTTTGACTGCAGGACGCTTGGTTTTGACTGTTTTTAGGTGGTTGTAGTTGGTGAGTGTAAAAGTCTAAAAACCTTGGTTTTAAGCGGAAAACTACCAATTTCAGGCAATTCGTAAAATTAATTAAGGAAAAAGATAAAGATTTTTCACAATCGGATGATATACTAAATGTGGAATCATAGGTGATTTAGGAAAGAAAGAAGAGGATGCTTATGAAGAAAACATGGATTATGGCAGTAGCTGTCTGCGCGGCAGTTTTATTTACAGCCTGTGGAAAATCTACAAAGAATACAGAAAGTGTGGCAAATACGGTAACGGAAAGTACGGCCCCCGGCTCTGAGAGTACGGGAGATGTAAGCCAGGAAGCGCCGGGCAGCGGGGCAGAATTTAAGATACTGGCCGGCACGGTCAAAAAGGTTGGGGACAACTTAGAAAGCATGACCGTGGTAAACGGCGGCAAAGAACTGTCCTTTGACTTAAGCGGTACGGTTGTGGAGACCTCCTATGCGCTGGAGCCGGAGGTGTCAGTCTCCGTTATCTATAAAGGGGAAATTTCCGGCTCGGATGCTTCTAATGCCAAACCGGTCCTGGTACTTGACGGGCAGGAGAACATGAAGGTGCAGGAAGTGACCGGAAGCGTTATGGACCAGGCCATGAGTACCTTTACCATTAAGACGGAATCCGGCGAAGAGATTGGATTTATCAAGGACAACTGCGAGGGTCTGGACACTGATGTGCTTGGAACCGCTACCGATGACAGCAATGGAAGCGGGGCCATGATAAAGGTGACCTACGTGACTGTTGACTATGACGCAGGAAGCAAATCCAACTTCCCCTTAAGGGTGGAAGCCGCAAAGTAAAATGATTAAAATCCCGAATATGCAGGCATAATTTAATCCATGGAGACAAGCATTTCATAAGCCGAAGGCGTGATGAACTTCTTTTTCCAAGATAAAAAGCTTGCAAATTCGGGATTTTCATGTACAATAATAGAGATGACAGAAGAAGGGGCCAATGGACCCCTATTTTGATGATTTTGGCTAGAGAACGATAACCAGATTGCAGAAAGGGAATTTAAGATGATCAGTGCACATAACGTAACATTAAGACTCGGGAAAAAAGCATTGTTTGAAGAGGTGAACATTAAGTTTACTGAAGGCAACTGCTACGGGATGATTGGCGCCAATGGCGCGGGAAAGTCCACTTTCCTTAAAATACTTTCCGGTGAATTGGAGCCGACAAACGGCGACATCGTCATAACGCCGGGACAGAGACTTTCCTTCTTAAAACAGGACCACTTTAAATATGACGGCTTTCAGGTGCTTGATACCGTTATTATGGGAAATACCAGGCTCTATGAGATCATGAAAGAAAAAGATGCCATCTACATGAAAGAAGATTTCACCGATGAAGACGGTATCAAGGCAGCGGACTTAGAAGGTGAATTCGCTACCATGAACGGCTGGGAGGCAGAATCCGATGCGGCAAACCTCTTAAACGGCCTGGGTATCGATACAGATCTTCACTACAAATATATGAGTGAATTAAACGGTGCTGAAAAGGTTAAGGTGCTTCTTGCCCAGGCTCTGTTCGGAAACCCGGACATCCTGCTTCTTGACGAGCCTACCAATCATTTGGATCTGGATGCCATCGCATGGCTTGAGGAATTCCTTATTAACTTTGAGAATACGGTAATCGTGGTTTCCCATGACCGTTATTTCTTAAATAAAGTCTGCACCCATATTGCAGACATTGATTACGGTAAAATCCAGCTTTATGCAGGTAACTACGACTTCTGGTATGAGTCCAGCCAGCTGATGGTAAAGCAGATGAAGGAAGCCAACCGGAAAAAGGAAGAAAAGATCAAGGAGCTGCAGGAATTTATCCAGCGTTTCTCCGCCAATGCTTCCAAATCCAAGCAGGCGACTTCCAGAAAACGTGCGTTGGAGAAGATCGAACTGGATGACATCAAACCATCCAGCCGTAAATATCCATACATTGATTTCCGCCCGGCCCGTGAAATCGGCAATGAGGTTTTAAGTGTTAATAATTTATCAAAGACAATTGACGGAGTAAAGGTTTTAGACAATATCTCCTTTACCTTAACCCGTGAGGATAAGGTAGCTCTGGTAGGACCAAATGAGATGGCAAAGACCATTCTCTTCAAGATTCTTTCAGGGGAAATGGAGCCTGATGAGGGCGATTACAAATGGGGCCTCACCACCAGCCAGTGTTATTTCCCAAAGGACAACACAGCGGAGTTTGCGAACGATGACACCATCGTTGACTGGCTGACCCAGTATTCTCCGGAAAAGGAGGCCACTTATGTGCGCGGATTCCTTGGCCGTATGCTGTTTGCCGGAGAGGATGGAGTAAAAAAGGTCCGGGTATTGTCCGGTGGAGAAAAGGTGCGCTGTATGCTTTCCAAGCTGATGATTTCCGGTGCTAACGTGCTGATGCTTGACGAGCCTACGGACCATTTGGATATGGAGTCTATCACGGCACTCAATAATGGTCTGGTAAAATTCCAGGGAGTTCTGATTTTCTCTTCCCGTGACCACCAGATCGTTGAGACAACGGCTAACCGCATTATGGAGATCGTAAACGGACAGCTGATCGATAAGATCACCACCTATGACGAATATCTGGCAAGTGATGAAATGGCTCGTAAGAGACAGGTATTTACCTTGACCGAGGAACAGGTAGAAGAGAATATATAG